TTGATCAAGTCCTCGGGCAGTTCGCTAAAGCGCTTTTTGAGCGCCTTCTCGGCCTGCGCCGGTGACATGATCGAAGTCTCGACGACGACAGATTCTTTCAGACCGAGTTCCATGAGCACCTTGCGTGCTTCCTGTTCATCGGTCCACTTGCGCCGCGCTTGTTTTTGCACCAGCTTGTAGCCTGGTACAGCAACATTCTTCTCTAGAAGGCCAAAGGCCAACGCGCGCAAGTCTTTTATCCAGTCTTCCAAGAGGTCGGCATTGTGCAGATACCGGCCCAGCGTGTCAACGTCCAAATTGATCAGTTGCTGCTTGAGCGCACGATCAACGGCGCCGGTCATCTGCGGGCAGATCGGCTTGGCCGCGCACCAGCGGCAGTGGTCGCCCTGCGCCAGAGGGGCGTCATCGCGCAGCGCGGTCTTGACAGCGGCCACCAACTCATGCTCGAACTGCTTGATGCGGCCCACGGTCGTCACCCAGCGCCGCACGACGGGCGGCTGGACGATGATGCACTCGACCTCGGTGACGCCCTCGAAGGCCCACTTGAGCGCATCGGTCCGCATGGCCGCAGCAGCGTAGAACATCAACTGCGCGTTTTCCTCGGCCTCGACCACCACGCCGTCGCCGAACTTCCAATCTAGAACAATAGCGCGATCATCAATGCGGCCGACCAAGTCAGTACTACCAAACACGCCAGGAAGAATATCTCCGAAACCAACGCGTGTTTCAACCTCGTAAACCAACCGACCGTAGGGATCGATCTCTTCGAGCGCATCCAGGGCAGGGGCAATCTTCTCATCGTAAAGCTCCTCGGTTAGAACTTGATCCTTGTACTTGTATTGGCCGACCACTACTGAGCCGTCGGACAAGATGGTGCTGATGACGTCGTGCAGCATCGTGCCGCGATCGGCGTGGACGCTGGAGGGCTGCGGGGGCATCTTTCTTACCAAGGCCACAGAACCTGGGCAACTGATGACGCGCTTGGCGGTGCTGCCGCCGACGATGTTACTGTGCTGCATCACGCGCTTTCAGCATGGCATCTGCCATGTCATAGCCAGCAAAAGCAAGTTGCTCATCGGTGACGCTGACTGGAAGATTTGGACGGGCAAGGTATGCCGACATCGCCTTCGCCGCAAAGTAATCGCGCAGGGTCATACCAGGGTCATTAAAACGGCACTCTTGCGACGGGTGTAGGCCGGGGAACGCCGGTATGTCTTTCATGTCTGTACTCCAGTTGATTGATCGAGCCTGCATCATAGCACAGAAAAAATTGTTTGCACAAAACTTTTTTACTCGCTATGATGGGCGCCCAATTAATCAACTGGAGTACCGTATGGAATTTCACATCAGAGCCAACAGCGACGACTCGGTCTTTGTGCAGTCGTATGACGAGGACGACAAGTCGGTCTTTTTGTCGCTGTATCTTCGCCGCGCCAACACAGCCGTTATGTTGTCCCGCGAGCAGGCGCAAGAACTGATTGCTGCACTGCAGCAGGTGACGGCATGACTTGGCCGTTCCCGCCGCCTGGCGGCCCCGTGCCGTGGACGCCCGCGCAGGAGCGTGAGTACCAGCGCAAGCAACGAGAGGAGGCTGAAGATGCCCCCTACTGACGATGACGACACCCTGTGCTACCGCTCAGAACTTGAGGCCGCCGTCAAGGCGGCGTACAAAGACTGCGCTCAGATCGCAGAGACAGCCGAGCCGTACCAAGCGGCTGACCTGATCCGGGCGCGGGCGGCGAGGCTGTTCGATGATTGGGAGCCGAGATGAGAGAAGCGGCCATCGAGCGGTACTTCGTCGCCCAGGTCAAGGCCCTCGGCGGCATGGCCTACAAGTTCACCAGCCCCGCGCACCGAGGCGTGGCCGACCGCGTCGTCTGCCTGCCCGACGGCAGCACATGGTTTGTCGAACTCAAGGCGCCAGGCGGCCGGCTGTCCGAGCTACAAAAGGTCTTCCAATCCGACATGGCGCGGCTGCGCCAGAACTACGCTTGCTTGTGGAATAAGGATCACGTCGATGGTTTCATTGCGTCCGTATCAAGAACAGGCCGCTGACTTCCTGTACGCCAACGACCGCGCGATGGTGCTCGCGCCGGTGGGCGCCGGCAAGACCGCGATCACGCTGACGGCCATGCGCGACATGACCCGCGACGGCGTCGTCAAGCGCTGGCTCGTCATCGCCCCGCTACGCGTGGCGCAGACAGTCTGGCCGGTCGAGCAGCCTAAGTGGGCGCCTAGCCTGACGATGGCCGTGGCCGTGGGTACGCCCGCGCAGCGTCTGGCCGCGCTCGGCAGCCGCGCCCAGGTCGTCGTCACCAACTACGACAACCTGCAATGGCTCGCGCAGCAGGCGCTGGACTTCGACGGCGTGGTGTTCGACGAACTCACGCGCCTGAAGAACCCCTCGGGCGCTCGGTTCAAGGCCCTCGCCAAGGTGCTCGACTGCCCGGTCCGCTGGGGCCTGACCGGCTCGTTCACCAGCAACGGCCTGGAGGACGTCTTCGGCCAGTGCAAGATGATTTCTACTGCTTTATTGGGCCGGTCCAAGGGCGCGTTCCAGCAGCAGTACTTCTACCTGATCAACCGCGAGTTCAACGACTGGCAGCCGCGTCCGGGGGCGCTGGAGGCGGTCATGGAGCGCATCAAGCCGTCCACCTTCGTGCTGGAGCCTGGCGAGTACAAGGACAAGCTGCCGCCGCTGCACACGGTCGAGGTGCGGGTGGACCTGCCCGACCGCGCGCCCTACGAGGAGATGAAGAAGGACTTCGTCACGCGCTTTCCCGATGCGACTGCCGTGGCCGTCAACGCCGCCGTGGTGACACAAAAGCTCTCGCAGATGGCCGCTGGGTTCGTCTACACGCCAGAGCCGGTCTGGTTCAGCGGCCACAAGTTCGACCGGCTGGAGGAACTGCTGGCCGAGAACCAGCAGGCCAACACGATCGTCTTCTACAACTTCATCGAGGAACTGCATGAACTCCAGCGACGTTTCCCTCACGCCCGAACGGTTGACAGCCTTGATGACTGGAACGCCGGACGAGTACGCCTTCTATGCCTGCACCCCAAGTCAGCCGGCCACGGACTTAACCTCCAGCACGGCGGCCACCACATCGTCTGGCTCAGTCTGCCCTGGTCCCTCGAACTGTTCGAGCAGGCCAACGGGCGCCTGCACCGGTCCGGGCAGCGCCACGCCGTCTGGTGCTACATCATGATCGCCAACCAGACGGTCGATGAGAAAATCTGGGCCGCGCTCCATGACAAGCGCGCCCTAAGCGACATTGCAATGGAGAGTCTGAAATGAACACAACCCGAGAGAAAATCCGCTCGACGAAGGCGCAGTTCCGCATCGCCGTCAAGCAGTACAACCAAGCCGCCCGGCTCATGGAGCGGCTCAAGAAGTCCTTAGAACAACTGGAGAAGAAAGATGCACTGGCGCGAGCTAAACAAAAAGCTAAATCTGCTCACTGAGCAGGAGGTGCTGGCGCTGCTGACCGAGGAACGCTTCGGCGCCCGGCGCGTGACGTTCTTGGAGCGCCTGCACCAGCGGTACACCATGCTGCGCGCGGCGCGGGAGCGAATTGAGCTTATGAAGGAGGCTGTTAAATGAAAGCGCGTATCCTAGACCCTAAATTCAAGTACGTGCCGGCAGCGGCGACGGACATCCAAGCAACCTGGCGTAGATTTGGCTGGAGGCCCCTGAGTGAAATGCCCGATATGCGAAGCGTGGACAGAAGTAAAACTGACGAGACAGAGGAACGGCGTCGTACACCGATCACGCGTGTGCGGTAACGGGCACAAATTTTCAACTGAGGAAAGACATGTCCCCACAAAACCTCACGGAGGGGCCAGACTTCGCAAGCTGGAAGCAGGAAAACCTAGTGAAGTTCGCGCAAGAGGCGTACGCGACGCTGCGCCAGCAACAGGATGACATCAAGCATTTGCGGCTTGATTTCCGCACAGCGATGGAGGCGTACCGCGATCTGTTACGCCGTTAGCGTTTTGGACTCGGCCTCCACCGAGTCCAAGCGCCGCATCCAGCCCTTGCCAAAGGTGGCGAAGGTGGACAGGCTCTTGTAGTGCGCCTCGCGTAGGTCGCAGAACTTCTCGACAATTTCATCGGCCGGCATTGCAGTTATTGCCGCCAAAGTCCTTGGCCCGATTGCGCCGTCAGCGGTCACTCCCACGACTTGCTGAAGAAATCGACTAGCCCGACCAACACCAGCATTAACGGCACAGTCAAACACACAAAAATCAACACCAGAAGGAAGGTCATCGCCGCGCACAGCGTCCCAAAAACGCTTTTTATACAGAGGAGTGACCATTTCAACGGTAAGTCCACGCATATCTGCTTCAGTGGCAGGTTTGCCAGTCCATTCTTCCCAGACACGTTGCGTCACTCCTAGGTTGGTCCGACCGCCAGGGTCGGCCGGATGGTTGACGTAGCCGCCTTCGTACTTCAAAACGTGCTTAATAGCCTCTTCCCAGTTGTGCCTCATTTGCTGTCCTTGGTGTACTTCATGTCAGCCAGCTTCTCGACCGTCCTGCCGCCAAAATAGGCGAGGAAGATGATCTGGCCCCACTGACCGAGCAGTTGGACATAAGTCTCCTGCGCGTGGTAGCCGAAGGCAGACATCGCGGTGAACAGGAAATAGGCCACGAAGATGGCAATCAGTGCCAGAGGACGAATATTCTTGGACAGCCAAGAGTCGCTGCCCATGTCAGAGCGCCACCGCTCGGTGATGCCGGTATGCTCAATCTCAAAGAGCTTGGTGTCGTTCGCCATCTTGGCGAGTTCACCGTCCTGCGCCATCTTCGCCAAGTCCATCTGCGCCTTGGCTTTTGCCTCGGGGTCAGGGATGAGTTTGTCGATGAGTTGAGAGCCGATGCCCAGTAGTGCTGTGAGAGGGAACATATCAGTACTGCCTTTGTAGTGCTTCAATAACAAAATATGTGGTCAGACCCAGAACCAACACAGCAAAGAAAACAGCCGCGCAGATCAAGCCCAATTCTTCCATCTCAGCCTGTTTGCGCTTTGCTTCTGCCTTGCGCCGACCTTCTGCGCGGGCCGCGTCTGCCTCCATCTGTTTGGCTCGGGCGGTGATCCGCATCCAAACGTCCATCTTGTTTGCCTGAAAGAACAGCATCTTTACCTGTTCTTCAAACTCCCTAGCCTGCTCCAGCGCAAGCTCCAACTCCAGCGCCTTGCCCAGTGACGAACCCTTGAACGTCCCGGTCTTGGCCTTTTGAACAACCTCTATCGCCTGCGCCTTGGCATCAAAATACTGCCCCAGTACCGGCCCGAGAGACTGCACATCTTGTACCGTCTTGACAGCCTTTTTTACAAGGTTGACTGCCGATGAGACGGCAGCGAGCGCGGTTATCGGGTCGATCATTACCCACCTTTGAAGTGCCCCGCTACCCAAGCCACGACGGCGCCGACGCTGCTGGCGATCGTCATGCCGACCCAGAAGCCGCCTTTGCCCTTGTTAGCCATAGCAATTAGGTCGTCCAACTGCGCTTCCATTTTGTCGAGCTTCTTGTCAATGACCTCGAATCGGCGCTCGTAGTCATTGACGCGCTGCCACATCGCGCCGTACTTAACGGGGTCGATTTCGGGAGGCGTCATGTCACACCAGCGCGTCGGCGATCGCCTTTAGTTCATCCACGCCGGGGGCGGCGTCGATCTGGGTCTGCATGGCCGCGTACTTCTCGCGGATAGCCTGGCGGGCAGCCTCAGCCGCAGCCGCTTCGCTGGGGATGGTGGCCTTGATGTCCAGCGGCGCGAACTCAGCAGCGCGGGCGGCGCGGCGAGCGTCGTGGGCGATAGCCTTCGCCTTGTTGATGTCGATTACGATGCCCATGACCATGCTCCTCGGAATGTGCGGTCTTCGGGGATGTCAGACACATCCACGATCTGGAAGGGTTTGCCTGCCGGTACATCCTTAGCCGCGATCTCTTCAATCGTCAGGCCGCACTCGGCAGCAGGCACGATAACGGAAACACCGCCATCGTCGTTGGGATAAATGATGCGTTGGTTCATGATAGCTCCTGATTAACGGAAGATGGCGACGGAAATAACGCCTGCGTCAGTAAGAGTACCTGACGTATTTGCAGTCCTAAGACGCAGCGCCGTAGTAGTTCTTGCCGTTGCGGCATCCGCACCAAAAGCCAGCACGGCAGCATTGGTGTTGTCTGATGTTATTGCCGATGAATAATTAGCATCCACCAGCGCGTTCGTAAAGTTCACCGTGTAGTCACCCGTGCCGTTGTCCGTGATGCTCGTCACGTTGCCAGACGCACGAATCGCAACAGTGCCGGTGCCGTTGAAGTTGACCCATGCGCGGCAGGGGTAGATGGGCGCAGTGCCCGACACCGTGGCGAACTGCGCCGAGTTGATGTTGGGCGTCGTGAACGTGGGGTTGGCAACCGTCGTCGCCAGCGTCGCAGCGCCTGTGATGGTTCCGTTACCGTCTATCGTGATTGGCATGGCTAGTCCTTAACGGTGAATGGAGACGGCCACATAC